AATTATGGAGGTTGTAAGATATGAGAGTGCTATTAGCGTGTGAAGAGAGCCAGGCAGTTTGCAAGGAGCTGCGCAAACTTGGTCACGAAGCGTATTCATGTGACATAGTACCTTGCTCCGGGGGGCACCCGGAATGGCATTTGCAACAAGATGTTATTCCGCTTCTAAACGCCGCATGGGATATGATTATTGCATTCCCTCCATGTACATATTTGACAGTCACCGGAAATCGCTGGTTTAATATTGAGCGATATGGAGAAAAAGCAATTCGGAGGCACCATGACAGAAAAGTCGCCATTAAGTTCTTTATGTCTTTTGCGAATGCTGATTGTAAGAAAATCGCCATTGAAAACCCTATCGGAATTATGTCAAGCGAATGGAGAAAACCAGACCAGATTATCAGCCCATGGCAATTTGGTGACGCTTATGAAAAAAGAACTTGTCTTTGGCTTAAGGGGCTACCAAAATTGAAACCGACTCATATTGTTGAAGTTCCACCAAGACAAATATTTGACAACGGAAAATCGTTACCTTCTTGGTACGCGGACGCTTGGAAGTTGCCCAAAGAAGAACGTGCAAAATTGAGAAGCAAAACATTTCCGGGAATAGCAAGAGCAATGGCAGAACAGTGGGGTATGTAAAATGACAGCACGAGAAATAAATCTAGACAACTATGAGCGCCGCTATAGCGAGCTTGTAAAAGAGCACATGAAACGCTCAAATTGCTACGCTATCACTACCGTTAGGGGCACTACCATTCTTTGGGGCTATATGCCGTGGGGCGTATGCCCCCTCAAGTATGGAACGCTTGCCGAGTGCCTGCAAGCGCGGTATAATAGGGGGTGCAAGTAATGCTACGTGTGAAGTTATACGCGCGGTCTGAACTTGGCGAACAGTACCGCGGAGAAATCTTAGCAACGCCACGCGCCATTAACTCCATATATGAATCACTTCGACCGGATGCAAATCCGTGGATGTGCCAAAAACCAGGGGATAAATATTTATCCCTTATTTTTGACGAGGGAGAACAACATGAAAAATGTAAAACAAGACAAGCCACCTAAAGCATATAGCCCGCGTTTTCAATCTTTGGGGTGGGACTACTACAGCCACGGCAATAGAACCCCGTCTAGCTACACTACAGAAGAACTACAAAAAATCGTTCGCAAAGCAAGCAAAGCCGCAAATCAGCGAATACGAAGGATTGAGCGCTCTGGCATGAAGTCTGCGGCGCTTTATTTAATGCAGAGACAAACTGGAAAAAAGCGATTTTCGGAGAAAGTTAAAAGCAAATCACGGCAGGAATTGGTAAAGCAATTCGTCTATTTACGCGAGTTTGTGGGTGCTCAAACTTCCACCATAACAGGCATTAAAGCTCACCGTACTGCCATTATCAATACATACATGGCACGGGGTTTTAATGGAACAGAAGAAGAACTAGAATTTCTTTTGAATAAGTATTTTGGAAGTCAAATGTCAAAATTTTACGGGTCGACTATTGTGCATCAGCTTATTATTGAAAATGACCGTGCAAGTTTAGAGGACTATTACAAAACATGGATTGAAGAGCAACGCAAAGAGGCGGCAGGAGAAGAAACAGACGACAAAGCCCAAGGCCGGGCTTTAATTCGCATGATAAAGCGAAAAGCAAAAAACAAAAAATGAGGTGCACATTATGCGGCAGTCACATGACATTATGACGTGGACTACGTCAGATGAATTATTGCAGGCTGTCGTAGGCCGGAAAATTCAAAGCGCGCAGAAAAACAAGCGGCGCTACGGACAAAAATATACCAAAGAAAAGAAATACATTGATTGCACGAACACGCTTGACATCGAAACAACCAACACAGACACAGACGGGTTTATATACGCTATTCAATTGTGCATTGACGGCGAATGTTGCGTACTGCGGTATGTAGAGGATTTTATATACACCATTAACGAACTGGCAGAGGAATGGCATGTAACTGAAAATAATCGTCTTGTGTTGTATGTACATAATTTAGGCTACGAATTTATGTATCTGTCGCAGTATCTTGCGGCTGTATGGGGCATAGATAAAGCCTTGTATACAGGTAGTAGAAAACCCCTGTATATTGCATTTGATAATGGGGTGGAACTCCGGGATAGTCTTAAATTATTTCAAAAGTCCCTCGCCAAAGCGACAAAGGATTGTAAGCACGAAAAACTTGTGGGGGACTTAGATTATACCGTGTATCGTACACCCGACACAGAATTGACGCAGCAGGAGTTTGACTATTGCGTCAATGACGTGTTGGGCCTGTATGAGGCAATAGAGCGCTTAAAGGCAGAGCATAACTACAATCAAGCTACTATCCCCTACACAAATACAGGCATGGTAATAGACGCGGTTAATAACGAAATCCGGGGGGACAGAAAATGCGCAAAAGCGATGCAGTCTCTTAAACTCAATAGACGCCAAATGTACCTTGCGTATAGCGCAATGGCAGGCGGTGACACGCACGGCGCAAGATGGAAATCCGGAAGAACTTTTTATAATTGTAACAGCTATGATTTTAAGTCCGCGCACCCCTCGCAACAGCTTTTATGGAAATTCCCCGCGGGTCAACCGATTGATTTACCGGATAATTTAGAAGAAACCGATATGCAAGGGCTTATCGACAACGAGTATGGATGGGTTGGAAAACTCTATATAAAATCTCCTGTTATCCGGAGTGAATGCCCCGACCCCGTCATCAGTGTGTCGAAGTGCGTGGACGTGTTAGGGCTTAACGGCGTTGACAATGGCAGACTGCTTGTAGCCGATGCCGTTATGGTATATTGTGATAGCAACGACTACCAGAGAATCAAAGAGGCGTATTTTTACGATGAAGTGATACTCGTAGAAGGCTTTGCTTTTGCACTTGAGTATCTGCCGTCTAGTTTCGGAAACGCGATTTTTGAAAAGTTTCGCATTAAAGAAACCATGAAGGGAACCCCCGAATATATGTTTTCAAAAATTTGCGTTAATACGATATTCGGCGCTTGCGCCCAAAAAACAATCCGAGATACATATACGGTAGAACCGACAAGGGAAGAAATTAAAACCTGTACAACGAACTGGAAAAAGAATCTGGCAAGCAAAACTGATAAACAGGTAGTTGCCAGTCAAGATAAAAAGTTCCCGTTTTTATGGGGGCTATGGACGGCTAGCTTAACGCGCCTTAAACTATGGCGGCTACTTAAAATAGTAGGATGGGAAAATGTAATATACTGGGATACAGATAGCTGTAAATTTGAAGGTAAGAAAATTCCGGCAGTAGAAACCTATAACGATGAAGTGAGAAAACAATGTGAACTGCTGCACAGAGTAGTTGAAAAATCGACTGGTAACGTGTATATAGGTATCGCAGAGGATGAACACCCGCAGGCTGAATACGGGTATAAAGAATTTAGGTTTCTCCATGCAAAGTGTTACGCAGCAAGAGATTATGAAGGAATCTTAGAAAGTACCATTTCGGGTGTCGGCAAGAATCAAGGCGTAGCGGCTCTCAAAGACAATATCAATAACTTAAATGATATGCTTGTAATTGAAGATGCAGGTGGTATGACGCTTGCTTATCATGATGCACCGCTGCGTAAGCGCACAGACTTTGCACGGCCAACATTAACAGCTAGTTGGATTGTAATGACCCCACGCCGATATGCGGTAAAAGCAAATCCAGATATACTCGAAAAAGATTTTAGCGTCGAAACATTAGGATAAAGAAAACAAGCCCCCTTGAAAGAGGGGGCTTGTTTTTGGTTAAATAGCGGCGGTGGAGATCTGCTGGATATTTGCGGGTTCGCCGAGTTTGGAGTATTTGTGGGGGTCAAACCCGTTTATAAATCCAAATGTACAATTGCCAGCGCCAAACTGAACGCCTGCGGTATAGGCCGGAGAGATATCCCAGCCAGACAGCCGGGTGATAAAGCACCATTCAGAACCGACAAACACCGCCGGGGCATTCGTTCCATACTGTTTTGTACGGGTCACGGTAATATCATCCACGATTGTACCAAGGCCGTCCGAAATCGTAATAGGCCGCGGAACATCAATAAAAGTACAATGGCTGATTGATACCGCCTTACAACCGTCCTCAAGATAAATTCCGTTCATAGTCGTTGTGGCAAGGAACTGGCAAGTATTGATTACGGCAGTCGAGCCAACCAAGCGAATACCAAAGGAAGGTGCATTTGCGTAGCTGTTAAGGATATGCACCGCCCCGTGTAGGCACTTAGTTAAATAAATACCAACCTGAGGGCACTGGTCGGCAATAAAGCCATCTATAAGAATATCCCAAACCGTGGACGGGTTTGCATTTGAGTTAATCCAGATACCATTTGAATTACTGCATTCGCAATTACTAATATAAATATCGCGAATATCGTTGGAAGAATCAGCAAGGAACATCCAGCGGTCACCTGATGCACTACCCAAACTGGAAATACAATTTTCGGCTCTGAAGGAAGCATTTCCCGAAATGCCAGTAGCGCCCGTGGAACCTTCTACCAGATGATAACTTGTTACGGGTTTTGAGGTAGACAACGCAATATCGTGAATAATGTTGCGAACCTGCATATTAATCGTGTGAGCGCATTCCAGCACTTTACGGCAACCGATAACAAACAAATCCTCAATGAAGAATCGCTCGGAGTACTCGCTTGTGAATGCCGCGTCAACGTCATCTGTCGCGCCAATAATAACGCCGTCGCGAAAAATGGTGCGCTCAACATGCTTGGTATTTGTGCCGTTAAACTTAAAGCCCGCATTTACGGTAGTCAGCTTAATGATACAACCCTGCAAATTGTACGTTGTGTGAGGTTGCAAGTAAATATTACCGCTCACAACATACGGGGTGTTGGAGCCTAGCCCCGCATAAGTAGCAGGACGGCCAAACTTGACAACACCCTCATAGCCGGACAGATAATTACTAATCGCGTTGCCTAAATCGCCCTGATAATTAAACCAGTCAACCAACACGACGGCGTCCGTCATTTTGATATTGCCGTTATTGGCCTTACGAAAATGACAGCTTGCTCCGGCAATCGGCGCGGAGACTGTAACTGTACATCCGCTTGCAACGACCATAGCGCCATAAGAAAAATACGCACCCTGCAAAGTGACATCGCTTGTAATGCTGTATGTTCCATCGGGGAAGAGAAGCGGCACGCCGGATGCAATTGCTTTTTTAATAGCCGCCGTATCGTCCGCGGTGCCATTGCCAACAGCCCCATAATCTTTAACGTTGGCAAAAGTCGTAGAAGATATCGCCTTGATTTGCTCCTGCAAGGCCTCATCTGCAGCAATGCGTGCGTTCGCTTCGTTGGTGATTGCGTCCTGCCGTGCGGCAATTTCAGCGGCAATACTGTCCGCGTTCTGGTTAACTGACATAGTCAGTGTTTCGTCTGCGGCTTGTCGGTCTGTGATTTCCTTTGCAAGATTTGTTTCTGCCAGAGTCATACGAGTGCGGAGTTTTTCGAGCTCGGCATTCACGGACGTGAGAGCACTATTCGAATCCGTGAATTTGTCGCCTTCCGTCATTACCTTGGTGACGATACGCAAGGTATCCTTGACCCAAACAAGCGTATTTACAGGATAATTGTCCGTAGCTGTCGTGGATGCCCCCACATCGTAAGGCGTGATACCGGTCTTAAAAGAAATCCATAGCTTTGAAAAGTTGCCAATTTCAGTCCAGTATTCCGTCCGGCTTATGGAAATGCCTGATGGTACGGCTTTTACGGACAGGTAAGCGGACCCCGCTTCGTCCACAACAACTGTATTCGCTTCGTACTGCCGTGTGATGTCCCATTTGATGGGGTCGGCATATTTAATAGTGTTTACATTGATAAAGGTACGAAGTTCTTCATTCATGTCCTTAATTGCCTGCAAAATCCAGTCAAGATTTATTTCATGGAAATTCGTATAGGGCCAGATATTCATCAATATACCTCCAAACAAAAACGGTTAATAAAATCTCTGATAATGACATTGTAAATAGAAAAATCTGCAATGTCACGCTCAGACTGTAACATCTGCTGACTGGTTGTTACGCCGATATTACCATGCGCACGTCCTGAGCGTGTTTCGGCGTTTTCCGTGTTGTTGTTGCCAGTCATATTACTATGTGTTTGGGAAGTTGTCTCAATCCCCGCATCCGTGCGGGTTCGCTCCGATTCTACAAGCATACCGCTGTCATAACCTGCAACTTCATGTGTTACAGTGTCTGTACCGCGGGGGGACGTTTTGCCGTCTCCCGACTGATTCACGGTGCTGGATTCAGTCCCCTTATTTTTTGTCGTCCATTCTTCTGTGCGGTCATAGTTTTCAATCGGGTTGTATTCTGCCGTGGTTGTCTTGTACAGGTGTTCCCACTTATATTCCAAACTGCGAGACCACGCCGACACCATGTATTTCATTACATCCGGGTCAGGATACAGAATTTCAAGGTCTGATGTATCAGCCAAGAGCAGAGGAAACAGAATTTTCTTGCTCACGCCGTCCGGTACGGCAAAATCATCCAGAATATCCGGTCTGAAATTATACAGGCCGCGCAGGCTCATTGTTGACATTACTACCATCTCCTTTCGGGTCATGCCGCCATTCTACAGACATATCCAGACCAAACAATTCGTTTGCGACTTTGCAGGACTTTTTCCAGCCATCCAGCCACATTTCGCACTTGGTTGCGGTCTCCACGTTATTGGCGTTGATTTCATCCGTCAGCAAACGCTCACGTTTATCTGTGTTGGCGTTCGGAATGCCAATTTCAGTATCGAACATTGTTTCAATTTTGCGTAAATCTATCAAAATATCCGATACAATGTAGTTTTGACCCACGTTGTTAATTAACGCCGACCATGTGGGCTGTCCTTGGTCATCAAAATATTTTTGACCGATAAACGCCGCAGGTTCACCGGCGCTGATTTGGTCGTACATTTTCTTTAATGTTTCAGCCGCGTTTTTATCCTGTGCGCCAAAGATGACAGACATCTTAGAGTTATGCAGGTTAATCATTGCTGTCTCGCTCGCGAGCGCCATCATGTTAGCGTAGTAACTGACCATGTCCATGATACCGCCGTAATCAGGCTGCAACTTGAAAAGGGCGCACTGTGTGCCAATGGTCAACTCTTTGATGCCCGCAAACTTAGGATTCGTAATCAGCGCTTTAGACGGCTGATAGAAAACATCATAACCCGTTAAGCCACACTGCTGTGGAATAGCGCCAAACTTATCGGTATTAAGTACCGCCACAGTACCGAAACAATACAGACAGTAAAGAAAATAATCCCGGCTCCACCATTCCGGCAGATTCCACTTAAAAACAGACATCGCCTTTTGCAGTAGGTATCTCCGGTAATATGCCGCGCTTGTGGTATTTGACGCATGCGACACTGACGGTGATACTTTACTGTTTTCCGAGTTGATGTAATTATATTCGTAGGGCGGACAATTTGACATTATCATTTATAGACTACCGCCTTTCTTCATTTTGAACATAAGCCAAATCGGCAAGTGACCTACCGCGGGCGGCTCCGGGCCGGGGGGCGTAGGACTTTCGCCTGCATCCCATTCAACTTCATAAGTTGCGGGCGCGGCATTTGGGATACCCAAGATTTCGGACGGGTCAAGCAGTCCGCCAGTCGTTCCGCGCCAAAGTTCCCAGTGCGTGTGTATGCCTGTGACGTTGCCCGTCTTGCCCTGCTCTCCGATATAATCGCCTTTTTTAATAACTTCGCCTACCGTGTGGATTTGGCTTGCAAAATGCGCGGCAAGCCATACCCGGCCATCCGACATCTGCACGCGGATTGCATTGCCCCAACTCTGGTTGCCCGCTGTGCTACCATTCCAGTGCTGAACCCATATGACGATGCCGCTTGCAGGAGCATACGCAAGATGGTTGGTGTGTACCGTGTCAATACCCCGATGCGCACCGCCGCCGGGGTAATACGGATAACCCGCGCTTTCGTAAATTGTACTCTGGTCTGTGATGCTTTGTTTATAAGCCATACAAAAACCCCCTTTTCTTTATTATACGAAAAAGGGGGTGAAAAGTCAACTACTCGTAATAAAATCCCGTAGCCATATAATTGCGCACGCTGTCAAGCTCCGCGCTTGTGGATGCCAGTTTTATATCGGGGTCAGCTACCATTATATAACCGGGTATAGTATCAATGCGGAGTTTTCGGCATAGGGGTCTCCCGCGATGCTCGTTGTCATCATCAGCAATTAGATAATAAGTAGTTAATAGATAAGCGTCCATGTAATAAGGTAATACAGAGCCTGTAGTGCCTGTACCCGTCACGGTTGCATTGACGGCCTGCGCCCCCTCTGCAATACCATTGATAACATCTCCGGCACTGCCGCCGCTGAAAAACTGTTTAGCGCCTGCGTATATTGCGGCAACACCAGTTTTAATTGCGTTACCTCGTAAAAATTCGGGGTCAATCGCGATACGTGAAATTTGAACAGGTACGCCGACTTGTGCGGTGCTTTCGGACACTGTCGCACCGGTGTTTGTCGTCACTCTGCACACGGCTTTACCCGTTGTAATCTCGACCTGCGTAGTTATCGTCAATTGCGTTGCTCCACACGTAGCGCCTGATGGCAATGCGATAACACCAAACGGCGGGTAGTACAGTTCATGCGTCAGATATGGCGCTGTATTGCAATAATTACCGCGCTCGGGGGCTTGGGGGTGTTGCGGCAGGGGTAACCGTACTACTCTGTTATCTACCATTGCGCCGCTTGCACCGCCGACAATCCAAGCCGGAATATTAAAGCTCCACCATCCTACATCCACGGTTTGAACAAGTGGCGCATGAGCAAGTATATCTGATGCTGTATAGGGGATATAGACCGAACTTTTAATATATTCCGTGGGGTCAAACAAAATTTTTTCCAGCGCAGCGCTGATTTCTGTTTCACTCACTCCTGTAAAGTCAACGTCCGTTAGCATATTTTGAATCAGTCTGCGCATATTGCCGGAGCTTAACGCATAACAGGTTACGCCGCCAAAGCTGTTGGCGTTTTTACTTACAATGCCGAGCACATATATCCCGGGGTCTGCTCCGGTGGGTTTCAGAAATCCGGTTTCAAAGGGGGTTTTGCGTACATTTGGTACAGTCGTTGCGGGGTACATGGTGTCCATAATTCGGCCATCATACCGTGCAGACGACCGCACAATATACTCCGTGCTCGCGCCTATATCTGTCCGAAAGGACGCGAGTACGTCACATATGCAGGATGCTTGCCACAATCCAGCAACCCATGTCCAGTTAGAGATAAAATAATATCGATGAAAATGTGGAACATAACAGTAATTATACTGCGTGGGGTCTGCGATACCGGAGATTACAAGCATAGGATTGATAATACTGCAATCCCCTTTAAGCGTAATGCTCAAATTTGTGCCGCCTACGGGGCGGGCAGTACTGTTGACACGTTTTGCAAAAATGAAAAATGCAGCTTGCATACAATCACCTCATTATAAAAGGAAAAGGGGGTGTTTCCACCCCCCCCCTTATTAAGGAATCAATCCAGCAGGAAGACAACACCTTTCTCGGTGTGGTCGTTCCAGACTTTTTCGGTCTCGTGCACCCAGAACGTTGTGTAGCCGCCGCGTGCGTTGAACGGCGCGGGCTGGCTCCATGCCTGCGTAGGCGCATAGCCAAGCGCATCCTTATCGAACAGCACTGCAAAGATTCCTGCCTGCTCAACGTTGTCATCCGCAATTTTTACAGTGCCGTCTTCCGCGTTGATATACGAAGGCTTTGCGCTGATGCTGTCGGGGTTCTCGATGGACTGCCAGAAATTTACATACTCCATGTCAATGCTGCCCTTGGCCTGCGACACAAACGAATCCTTGAACGTGTTCGCAAGGGCCATAGCCTCCGCGTATTTCATGGACTGCGTAAGGACGTAGCACCGCTGGTCCGCGAGCGGAGTATGACGGGACACGGGCTTGCCGCTAAGAACCGTCTGATACTGTACGCTGCGCTCGGTCATCATCTGACTTACAGTGCCCATTCGTGCATACGCAAATTGCATAAAGCTTTTGAAATTCTCGGGCTTGTAAATAGTCTGTGCCGTTAGGGTATCATCTCCGCAGAGGGCCTTGTACTCCGACAGCAAGTGCACAACCCGAGCGGCGTTTTTCTCATCGATGATACCACCGATAAAGTTAATCAGCGCAACGCGAGCGGAATCCTCGCGCCACTGCTCGAGCAAGTCAAGATGATTTTGAGTAATCATCGTCCAGAAACGGCCGAGTTCTTCGGGAGAGCTGAACGCACATTCAAGCTGGTCACGGAAAATCGTGTAGTAATCGCTGTAGACGTTTGAGCCATACAAATTCGTCTGCAAAATTGAATTCTTGCGGATAACCTGCTGGTCAACGCTCTGGCCGTTGCCGTCCTCGTTAGAAGTATGAGACGAATCATAAGCACTAGGCCATGCATAGCGGTCATCATTTACCGCCGGATTGTCCACTACAGCCAGCTTGCGAACGTGGTTTCCATATGCAGATTCACTAGCCCGAATGCCACTAAATTTGGCATTATAAGGCCGAATACTGTAAATTGTTCGGCTCAACAGCTGATTAACTGCATTGAAAACGGGGTCATAACCTGTTTTTAGTGTAGTCGTAGCGCACTGCACAAATGTACCGGTATCAGTAGCAGTAATAGCGGCTCTGCCCGTCACCTGCGACTGGATACTATTTAGCAGTGTCGCAACCTGATTAAAAGATAAGTCATTCTGTGCCATTGTTGCACCTCTCTTACTGCGGGTTGATGATACTTGCGATAATATCATCAACAGTTTCACCTTTCGGGGCTGGCTGACTGGTCGTCGCTACAGCCAAGCCCTTAATAGTGGTCTCCAACCCTTTAATTGCCTTGAGCAACTCTGCGTTGCTACTTGCGGGTTCTGCGGGTTCTGCGGGTGCTACCGGAGCGGGTTCTGCGGGTGCTACCGGAGCGGGTTCTGCGGGTGCTACCGGAGCGGGGTTCATGCCCCGCGCAAGGGTACTAATCTGCTCCGCATTATAACCGGCTCTTGCAAGTGTCAAAACATCTTCAATATTCATTCTGTAACCTCCAGACTGTCATTTTTGATTTAGGTTCAATCACATCATCAATATCACCCTTCGTAAGCGGGCCAATTGCAACGTTCTGTTTCCGCTTTGCAGTCCCCCCAACATATTCGCTGTAATATGGGATTGCAAGCCGCGTGCAAATGCTATAGAGCTTGTATGCCTCTGGATTAGAAAGCTCTTCACCAAAAACAATATATAAACTCATTCGTTGTGTTCCTCCGTGCATTGCAGATGCAACGTGAGATTGTTAATAGCCTGCGTACATTCCTTGATGGCGGTATTCGACTGATACCACATCAGAAGAAAAGCCGCAATCGGAAATCCCACATCTTTGACAATCTGTACAAATTCGGTCATGATAAAAATCCTCCTTTATATATTACGCTAAGCGCGGTTACTATATAAAGCGGGAATTTGCAATAACAGTATGCGCGCCCACGGCCTTCCGGGCCGCTGTTATTTTGGACGTTCCCGCTGCCTCTATTATAGCAGGCTCACGCCTTTATGTCAAGAAATTTCTGAAATGCCAGTAACGTGCTCACGTCTGAAAAGTAAACTTGACCCAGAGAATAAGCGGCTTGAAATAGCGGGTAGTCTTTGAAAAATTGTGCTTTGCCTGTGTTGTTGTCTGCGTATGTTTTATAAGTCTGAAACGGACTTGTGCATACATACCAGTGCAGGCGGTCGTATTTGTAACAGTAAAAACTATCTTTAACGGCAAACTCCGGAGACATACCGCGCAACGACATTGCGCGAACTTGCTCGAGGTCGTTATAGCTGAATTTGTTCTCCATTGCCATCTGATAGAACTTATTATTCTTGTTACGGCTCATGTGCCGGATGAAAGCAGTTTCTCCGCGTTTTTTGCTGATGCCATCGGATTTTGGCATTACTACAAGCACCCCCGTGTCAAGTAGTCTGTACTCTTCACATTTCTTGCTCATGCTTGACACTGTTTCAACAATTCCAAGCTCCTGTAATACGCTGTTGCCGATGTCAAACGCATTTGCAAGTAGCCATAGCCGCAACGGTGGTTTGCCTTCTAGTTCTCTGTTGCCGTTGATAGTGACATAGGCATTTAATAGTGCGTCACCTTCTGCCTTGCGCTGTACCACGATTTTTTCCGGGATAAATTCATCATAGACAACATCTGTAAAAATCGACCCGTTAAACCCGCGGATTCGGCTTATACTGGTTAAGGTCAAGCCAATTCCAAGTCGATTGATAACGCGCGGTACGCCGTTCTCATTCATTTCGGTTTCTCCGATTTTATAAGAGATTTTACCCTCCTTTTCAATACCAACGTGGTTCGTTCCAACTCGAAACGGCGAAAACGGATTCAAGCCGGGGTCACTTGTGATTGCTTGAAATTCTGTATCCGTGCGCCGCATATAAACAAAAGGTGTGCCCTGCTGTAGAATGTACTCTAATGTTCCGTAGGTTTTACCTACTTGACGCTTGCCGATAACCACTATGCACCATGCTTGTACAGATGCGAGGGATGGTATATTTAACCATCCCTCGCGTGTGTACAAGTCAAGAGCTGGTTGCTCTCGCTTGCTCATATTGTATTTACACCTCCACTTTCACCCTGGTTTTGTAGTCAGCAACTTCATCTTTGTCTACATAATGACCCGCAACCGCCTCAATTATCTTTTCAACATCACTCTCTTCGAGAAAAAGCCTGTACATATCGTAGTACTTACCGTCTCTTCCCTGGTACTGCGGCATCGAAATAAAGTCGCCTTTACTTCCGGCTACTACTCGCAAACCGTAAAAACTTGCGCCGTCAACATTCAACGTGAAAACAACACACCTATCGCTGATACACTTTGCGCCGCTGATAGTGGCGTTTCTGCCTTTGAGAATGAACTTGGGAAGGTCGTTACGCTTGTTGCCGCCTGTTTTGTTTTTTGTTCCGAATACCATAATAGTTTCTCCTTTACTGTGTAGAGTTTTTGGCTAGTCATCATCAAGTAGCAAGTTGCCGTC